AAACAGACGACCTAATGCAGCGTATATTTGACGTTGTCGTTAAAGCCCGTAACGAGTACAAAAACTCGGGTCAGGTGGACATGCAGGACCTTGTTGACTCCGTTTACCAGACATGGCTGATGACAACGCCAGAACGGTCTGCACGACGTCACTTCATGCATGCTAAGCTGATTGCTGGTTTCTCACCCAACACCCTTGCAAACTTGCAGCGGTCGGTCTCGTCGAACGCGAATGAACTTACTAAGCTAGCATATGCCGGTCAGGTGCGTTTGGACGTTAAAGCCATAAAAGATATTATCGGGGATAAACAACGTCCAGTAAGCGAACAGGCGATGCTGGGTGACTTTGCACGGGAGCTAGAGAAACGCGCCGAGCAGGAAATTAACCCGAGTGCACATAATGCAATTATTAACTTTATCAACCGTGCGTCGTTCTACTACTACCTAACGACGGCTAGGACGGCGCTAACCAACTTCGTTAACATCCCCATGCGCGTTATACCACGTTTCTGGCGTGAGTATGGCTACGTCGAAGGTACTGCCATGTGGATGAAGTACATGAAGATGTGGGACAGCTTAGGTCGTGTTAAGATAGAACGCACTAACATGCGCTTCGGTGACTACCTTGATGCCGCCATGCCAAACGTAAACGGCTCTAACTTCGTTAAGAACAATGCTGATCTCCAGTGGGCTATGAAGGCAGGTACCGAGCGCGGTATACTGATGACTACTGCTGACACCATAGTACACAACGACCGTGGTGCCTCCTACAAATCACAGTCAAACCTGACCGGGAGCATACAAGACCTAGCCGGTAACGTAGGTAAGGTCATGGGCTTTCTCTTCACCGGCACTGAAAACATCTCGCGGCAAGCCACATTCTATATGGCCTTTGAGCTAGAGATGAATAAGCAGAAAAAAGAAAACCCTGCTAAGCCGGGCGCTACGGCAGAAGAAAAAGCTGCACATCTCGAAGCGCAGCGCAGCCGGGCACTGCAGAAGGCCATGCGCATTACAGACGACACCATCGGTAACTTTTCTGATTGGGAACGTCCAAGCATAGCTAAGGGCGAACTTGCCCGTGGCTTCTTCCTGTTCAAAATGCACCCTATTCTGCAGACTAAGTTTATAACCAGTGCGTTCCGCGATATTATCGGTGCACCGCTGCGTGGTGTTGCACGGCAGGCTACTGGTCGGGGTAAGCTTAACAAGGAAGACACCGCCTACATGGCTGGTGCGTTGAAAGAGTTCTCGGGTGTTATGATGATGGCTGGTTTGCTAGGTGGTGTCGGGGCGTTGCCGTTCTACACCATGATGGCTCACGCTCTAGCAGAAAGCTTTGATGAAGAAGACGATGACGACTTGCGGAAGCTGATGGGGATGGACCCGCGCACTGCCTATGATGCAGATATTATGTTCCGGCGCTGGCTGATGGAGAAGATGGGCACGTCAGACGATGAGGACATAGATTTCGCAGATATATTTATAGGTGGTGTACCCGGTGCGCTTACGAACACGGAAATATCCAGCACTGTGTCGCTTGACCTCGTTAACATGTGGTACCGCGAGCCTATAGCTGGCGACAACCTTGAGAGTGGTATGATTGCTGCTGCTATCGCCAACATAGCCGGGTTTAGTATGGTGTCGCAGTTTCTTCGTGGGGGCGAAGCCCTATACGAGGGTGACATTGCTGAGGGACTTAAGAAGACACTACCTGCTTTCTTCCGGTCTTGGGTAACAACGTACGTCAACGAGACTGAAGGCGTTAAGAGCCGTAAGGGTGACACCATAATTCCGAAGGAAGATATAACCGGCGCGGATAATTTCCGCTCGGTTCTAGGTGCACGGTCTCTCAAGCTAGCACGTTGGCAGGACTACTATATCACGGCCAGTAAGAACGATAAGCGCATTAAGGCTAAGAAGCAGGACATCCTAGATACCTTTGAAGATAAATATAGGGCAGGTGAGATAGCCACTAAGCAAGACTTCCGAGAGTTTTGGAAGGAAGAGGTTGTGCCGTTTAACCGCACCTACCCAGATGAGGAATTAGTAATTACCGAAGACACCATCATGCGGTCGATAAAGGGTCGCGCTGCACGTTCAGCGCGCAATGTGCAGGGTATGCAGTTAACTAAGAAGTCTGCAGAGCGCAGACTGCGCGCAGCGGAGCCGTTTAGGCCATAAAAAACCCCCGCTAGAGTTAACCAGCGGGGGTAGTATAAACCAACGGAAGGAGCAGCTTCCAAGTATGTATATACTTACATCCTCCAGATACGTAAACCCCTAATACCAGATTTAGTATCTACTACGCTTCGGTACACTACCTTTAGCTTTAACCTACGTAGCACAGGGCGTATTTCCTTCTTGGCGGCTTTGGGGTCTAGGCATGGGAAGAACAGTGACGCGCCCTTGGTAAAGGCGCGCCAGTTTATATCGTAGCTGACCCCAGCTACCTTCACTCTGCGTCAGAGTCCCGTGCTACCAGTGCAACTGCGGTATCAACAAGACCCGAAATATCACTAAAGTCTGGGTGGTTAGCATCGAAAATCAATGCCTGTACAGGCACTGTACTAATCCGCATGCCCTTCGACATGCGTTTGTTTTCCGAGTCAATGTACAGACCCTTGGCTTTCATAGCGTTAATGGTTGAGCGGTAGCCAATGCTACGTGCCCCGCAATACTCGCGGAAGGAACTAGCTGTTATGTACACCTTGGCCGTGTCAGGCTCGTAGCGTATCATAAGCTCTTGACGGGGCTCTAACTGCGGTACTTCCGCCATCTTACTGCGGCGGTCTACTCCGTCATTAACTACAAGGATGTTTGCCAGACGGGCATTCATGAACTCACCTAGCATCTGCTGGTCACCTTCAAGGGGTGGGGTCATCGTGTTGCGTAGGTTGAGTATCATCTTGCACGTCCACTTAAAGATAGCAGCAATATCCCAGTTGCACAGGCCCAGATGCAGGGCGATGTAGATACCTGTTATGTTAGCTGCCGCAGTTGCCGACCAGAACCGCTCACGCTGTGTTAGCCTAAGCTTAGAGTCGATACGCTGTTGAACCGTAGCGTAAAGCGCCTTCACCTCGTCATAGTGCGTAACCAGATATCGAGCGTAGATATCACCTGCATGCCCGTAGTTTTCTAACAGTTGATGGTCGAACATCTTCTTACCATACTCGATGTCGATGGCGTCAGAATAGTCTAGGCTGTACTCTATGATACGCATGGTTTCACCATCAGGCGACCCCTTAGCAATCTCCAGCTTCTCGTAAAACGAGTGGTTAGACGAGCACAGTGCGATGGTCTGCCACGATGTCAGGTTCGCCCTAAGTTCGTTAGAGGATGCTTTCATGCGATCCTTACCTGTACCCTGTGTAATCAAGTAGGCAAGCTCACTTAGTTGCTTGGGCTCTGTGTTTGACATTTCGTCAAAGCTAATATGCAGGTTGCAGAAAACCCCTATCTTAAACACCTTCGAGTTGAAGGTGTCGTCCTTCTTAGCACAAAGCGCTACGGGGTCACCATACACACTGTTACCCATCTGCAGGGCTGTAGTCTTGCCTGTGCCTGACTTAGGGTGTACCAAGTTAATGATTGCCCCACGCTGGCCAGAGAAACGTAGGAGAGGCGCACCGAAGGCGGTGGCTGCTGCAAACGCATGCCCCTCAAGGCCGGGACGCCCGTACAGGTTAAACACCTCTGTCCACTTCTCCAGCGTACCCTTAGCTGTCATGTGTTCAGCTAGTACTTTGGTAACCGACGATGGCGGACTATGGTACGTCCCTTCCGCGCTTATCTCACGGTCGCCTATGATAAACTTGCTGTCGTTATCTACCCATCCAAATTGATTGCGCATTTGTTCTACCTTTGTGTTGTGAAAATATTGAGCTACTGATTTTACTATGAAGTCTACCAAGTATGCATAATCTACCTTGGAGCTTAACATCACGTGCTTAGAGGCGAGAAACTTACGTAGCTCGTTACCGTCCATCACCTTTGAATTGTGCACTGTGAACTCTTTGACACCGTCCTGCGGTGTGTGCAGACGGATAAGGGCTACGCCCCCCTCAACTGGGTCATCCATCCGCTTGGCCACATATATGTCGTACGGATATACAAGAGCAACATCCTCGACGCCTTCTTCTTCGTCTTTGGGTGAAACCTTGCGCCATACACCGCCATGCTTGCCCCTTACGTAAGGGAATGGGAACTCAGGTATATGGTATTTGACTGCACCGACTTGGGTCTCCTCTATAACCACGTTGTCCTCGGGAGTTGCCTCCTTCAGTTCTTTGCCTAGTGTAATAGGGGAACGTATCTTACCTATGTGCGGGCACCCTGTGCATCCGCCGGGATTGTGTTTCTCGAACTCTGCACAAGTGTGTGGCCCAACTATGTGCGTAACCTTCTGCTCAACCTTGTCGGGGTCGTAGTCTGGGTGGTCTGCGGATAACTTATGTATCGCCTTATCACGGTCCTTGCAGAACTTAGCGATTGACAATGCAGCAAACCAACGTGGCTCCGATATGTCCCTGCGGTCTTCGTAACTGGCGTTAAGCTGTCTGCACCCGTTTTGGCCGCGCATCATAATCTTAGTGAAGCTCGACTCCATGTTGGCACGGATAAGCTTAGACAGGGGGCTAGGTGCAAATATAGGCATGTCACCAAACAGTGTCGCCTTCGCTTCCTTTACCCCCAACAGGTCACGTATGTCCTGTATGGGTGTCGGCTTGCCTACATTCATAACCTCAACGCGAAGGGGGTCGGTGCCCTTAAAGTTAAACGTGCCGGGAATACGAAGGATGCGCGCTGCCTCAAAGCAGCTATTATCGACACGTAGCTCCTTAGTGGCGCAGACTTCTTTCAGCCTTATGCACACTGGCTCCCATTCTTCGCGTGTAACTTCTTCAGTCAACGTCCAGTATACGTGTAGACCGCGCCCAGAATTAACTAAGGTAGGCTTGGGCATACCGACTGTCTTGCAGAACTTACGAAGGGCATCTACCCCCTCTGTCTGTGTATCGTAGTCCTTCTCTGGTCCGCAGTCTATGTCTAGCCAGAGTGCCTTAAGTGCCTTGACGTTTTCTTTCTTCCTGCTCTTACCGTCTGTATACTTAGCTACGCCAAAAAATACATTCTTCCCTTGGTTTAGGAACGTCTTAGCCCATGCGTCGGCCTCTTCGCGGGTTTCTACTAGCTCCTGTTGTTTGCTGTCGGGGCCAAGCCCGACGATAGCGTACCAACCCCCTTCGGGCTGCACCGCTGATAAAAGGTCAAAATCCTCTGACACGCAGACACCACTCCATAGGGCAAGTCACAAGCCCCCTCCTAAAAGAAAAAACTCTCTACCTCGTTAGGAAGTAGAGCTCTCCAGACTAGCCATGTATGAAGCTATAAGCGCCGTGGCACTGCCATGCGGGACCGAAGTCCCGCAGAACCAGTTGTATACTGTTTGCCTCGTTACACCTGTACACTTAGCTACCACAGCTACGGGGATGTCCTGCGCAATACAGAGCCTACCAAGACGAACACCCAACTTGTGTTTGCTCGCCTTGGCATTTGCTTCCTGTATACGTAGGCTATAACCGCCGCTCATCAGTCGTCTTCTTCGTCGTCGTCGGCCCAGTCACTAACCACAGCAGCGAGAGTACCAGTAGGTGCATCTACAGCAGCGGCAGAAGTAGCCTTCTTAGAGGGGCGCTTCACCGGCTCAAGTGATACTTCTTCCTCGTCCTCACCATCGTCGGCGTCCAAGAAAGATGGCTTCTTAGCCTTTGGTTCTGGCTCCGGCTGCGCTGTAAGCTTAGCAGGTTCTTCTGCGGTAACTGCCTTCGCCATGTCGAAGCTAATCAAGCGTGTAGTGGCAGGGTTATTCTGCGCCTCGTTGACACGCTCCAACTCATCTAGGTCAATAAACCGGTCAGCAGTGAAGTTAAGCTCCATAGTTTCTGCGTCAAGGTTGTACGCAACCGTAGTAACCACGCGGTCAGGCGCTGCATTGTTCGATACCAGATGGCGGCAGTACTGCTCAAACGGCAGCACGTTACCAGTGGTCTTGCCGAATAACGACTTAGCTGGGATGTTAAACTGATACACATCACCGGACTCATCACCATCTAGGAACAGTGCTACCTTGCGGCTGAAACGACAGGCTTTACCCTTACCTAGTTTGCCCGAGCCTTCTATGTTCTTGGGACAGCTTGCGCAGTTAGCGGACTGACGGTTGGCGGCGGATGCTTCTGGCTTATCACCTAGGTTAGAGAAGCAGTCAGGTGCACTGCCCTTAGCGTCGGGGTCATAGTCACTAGCGTAGAAGCTACGGCTAGGCTTATCCAGCATAGCAAGGATGATGGCGTTAAACTCACCACGGATAGCTTTGCCGACTTGCTCACCATTTACAATGCGCTTGAACGTGCCGTTGGTGTTGGTTGCAATGCGGTTATAACCGCCCATGCCCGAAGCAATCTGCGTACCCATCTTGGATGGTGGCAGTGCTACTGCGACAGCATTAGGGTTCTTAAATATAGTCAAATTGGTCATTGTTTTTCTCACTTAGTTGTTGGTTTACGAACCGAAAGCACATACTTAGTATCTGCATTGAGGCCGATAGGTAGGCTATCGGGGTTCTCCTCTAGGTAATTACGCATATTGCCGTTATGTATGCGCTGTTCGAGAAGATGCATGACATCGTTCTCCTTAAGAAACTTGTACATGGAACCCCAGTCACTCGTCCAGTAACGGGTAGCAGCGCGCCGTGTTATCGTACCTTCTTTGGTGCGTAAGCTATCGACGTTCTGTGCGTTGCAGACTTCTAGCAGTTTGGCGCTAATCATGTCCATCTGCCCCCTAAGCTCTGCTATCTCGGCTTTGTGGGTATCTTCCTTTTCTTGCACGGCATCGCGTATCTTGCGATAGACACGGACAAGCTTGTCTACGGGTAAGTCTTCCATATTTGTGCTCCTTCGTTGTAGTGGTATTTTGTATATTGTTAGTTACCACTTGGCTTTGACAATGTCAAATGTTATATTTCCATAACTTCCTTGTATAAGTCAATAAGTTTTTTGTGGTTGTAGATATTATTTTTGAGCATGCTGTATAGCCGCTCCTCCACCGGACTGCCTTTGATACGCACTATGGTCATGGCGTTCTTCTGGCCGGGACGGTCGATACGTGCGTTAGCTTGTAGGTAGGTTTCTACGCTGGTTACCGGTGCATACCAGATGATAGTGTCTGCCGCTGTGAGCGTGAGGCCGTGGCTGGCAGCTTGTGGCTGTATGATTAGCACGTGTGGGTCTTTCTGGGTCTGGAACCGCTCGATGATGTCGCTGCGTTTATTCAGTGACACTTTGCCGTTGATGACGCCACACGATATGCCTGCCTTCTCAAGCTTAGCCCGTAGTATTTCAATAGTGTGCGTGAACGGCACAAAGACCAGCACCTTGTTGCTGGCCTCCTCAATCACCTCTAGCACTACATTAATACGGTTAGACACATCGAACTCTAGCACCTCGCCAGTGTCCGTATAGACTGCGCCCCCGCTTATCTGCAGCAGCTTGTTTATCTGCGTAGCGGCGTTGATTGCGCTAACTTCCTCGCCACCTGTCTCAATCAGCAACTGCTCCTTGAGCATCTTGTAGTACTTAGTCTGCTGCGCTGTTAGCGGAGCCTCCCGTGACACGTACGTCACTTCTGGTAGGTCAAGACAGTCTTTCTTTTCAAACCTGATAGCTGGCTGCAGTATGTTATGTACATAGTCGGATGCGTGTGGTTTCGGTGCCCACTTGAAGTGTGTCACCTTATGCATAATGGCTGCGCGAAACTCGGTGTAGTATTTAGGGCAACCCTCTGGGTTAACCAGCTTAGCTAACCCGTAAGCGTCTATAGGGGATTGGGCAGCGGGTGTACCCGTCATCATCCAAAGCCACGGGTCTGTTGCTTGCATAATCTTATCGAACATCTTCCAGCGGTTGGTGTGCACGTTTTTGTATGCGTTCGCCTCGTCCACCACGATAAGATCGAAGCCACCAGCAATTATCTCATCCTTGACGATAGCCAGCCCGTCGAAGTTTATGATGACGAACTCTGCCCCTGCTTCGATAATCTTCTTGCGTTGGGGGGCCGCGCCATGTGCTACGCTACACGAGCGGTGCATAGCAAAGGTAAACAAGTCACGTTGCCAAGCCGACTTCATGATCGACAATGGGCACAACACCAGTACGCGCTTAATCAGGCCCTTCTTCATCAGGTAGTCGGCAGTCCATATAACGCTGGCTGTCTTGCCCGTACCCTGCTCGTTGAAGCAGAATGCGCGTTTGCGGATTGACAAGAATGAAGATGTTTCTTTCTGGTGGTCGAACGGCGCGTACTTACCTGTCCACTTATAGTCGCGTAGCATCGGGGACGGCACGCCGTCGAACCCAAGCTTAGCTAGCTGCGTAGCCTCGGTGTACCCCCAGCGTACAGCCACGGCACCACCTTCAACAACAGCGCTCTTTGCTATGTGCCTAGGTATAGTATGTGCGTTCGGCGCTGTAATTAGCAGCGCCTTGTTGTCGATTATCTGCACGATTGCTCCTTCGTGGTTACTTCTTGCGTTCCCGTTTGCTGCGCTCCGACACGAGGTTACCCTTCTTATCACGGAGGAAAGACCGGTTAGCGGTCTTGCTTTCTACACGCAGCCCTGTCTTGTTAGTGCCACCTTTGTCAAATGCTTTTGTGTGGGCAACGTCATTGCCATCACCTTTATGTACCTTACCAGCCTTGGTCATCTTGGTGCGGGCAGCGTTGCGCGCAGCGCGGTTCTTCTTCTGCACCGCTGTGCCTTGGTACTTATCGTACTCCGCCCTATAATCCCGTGCCATCAATATCTCCTAGGTTGCCAGTGTTCGCAGCTTTTAACTGGACACCATCCGCATAACGGGCTGGTCTTTGCGTTCCATACACCATTTCGCATGCTGTCCTCAAGCTGTTCTAGCTGGTCATCAAACACAGCTAGGTACGTATCCAAGTGCTCACGGGTGTGAGTCTTCTTAGGAAACTCGTTGGACACCACAAACGCCAGCCCCGACTTAACCTTAGTTATCTCTGGGTAGTGCACGAACACCGCGCCAGCCATAAGGTCTAGCTGCTTCATATCCGCATACTTGGCGTTCTTGCCCGTCTTGTAGTCTACCATGTGGGCAGTCTTGCCGTTCACGATAAGCAAATCGACGATGCCGCGCCACCATACGTCCTTAGCAAAGAAGGTAGTGGGCTCGTAGCCAGTATCCGTTTTCTTTACGCCTAGCTTTAGCTCGGTATGTTTCTCGCCTTTAAACTGGGCCAGCACTTCCACTACGGGGCGCATGACTGCAAACTTCTCCGGTATCGGTGTGCCATGCTTAATATAATGCTCGGCTGCTCCATGCGCGTTGGTCCCATAGATAGCTGCTTCGCCGGGGTTATCCTTTACGTCCTTAACCACCTT